AATATTATAGCACCACGTGGACACGCTAAGTCTTCTATTGTTGCTGGTGTTTATCCTCTTTTTCATCTAATGTTCACTCCTGGTGTTAAAGTAATTGTTCTTGTGTCACGAACACAGCAACACGCTGTTAAACTATTAGGTACTATTAAAGATGTATTTGAATACTCAGAAGAGTTTAGGTACTTCTTTGGATATTGGGGTCAGCACTCAGCACGTAAGTGGACTAACACAGAAATTGAACTAAAAGATGGGTCTGTTATTATCTGTAAAGGTACAGGACAGCAGATTCGAGGGATTAAACATGGAAATCAACGACCGACTCTACTTATTCTGGATGACCCAGAAGACGAAAATAACACTAAGACTGCTGAAGCTATGGAGTTTAATCTTCGTTGGCTATTGCAATCTGGTGTTCCATCCCTTGACCCCCTTCGTGGGAAGATATGTGTTATCGGTACTCCTCAACACCAGCGATGTCTTGTTGAAACGTTAAAAGATATGGTAGGTTGGAACACCCTGGAGTTTAGACCCAACTTAGAAAAGAATATATCTTTATGGCCGCAAGTTTGGCCGATAGAGAAGTTAGTCCAAAAAAAGAAAGAATTAGACAGTATCAATAGGTTATCGGTATTTTATAGAGAATATCTATGTCAGATTGTTGGTGATGAAGATAACTTGTTTAGACCTGATGACTTTAGATATTATGAAGGCTCGATTGAGACCGACCCAGCAGGGTTGTCAACTCTCATCCTGACGAACCTAAATGGTGAGGCAGTAGATGAGAGGAGACCTGTAAATATTTTTACAGGAGTCGACCCTGCAAGCAGTACGAAAAAAACTGCTGACTTCTCAGTAATATTCAATATTGCTTTAGACGAACATAATAATAGGTTTGTATTACCTTATTATAGAAAAAGAGCTACGCCGTTAGCATTAGCAGATGCTATTATAAATAATTTTAAATTATATAGAAGTACCAAGACTAGGATTGAGTCTGTTGGTTATCAGGAAATGTTACGTCAATACATCAAAGAGCAATCTGAACGTCTAGGTTTATTTATACCTGGTCTTGAAGTAAAAGAAAATCCAAGAACATCTAAATCTTATAGATTAGAAAGCTTACAACCTTTATTTGCTAACCATAAGATATTCATGACTAAGCAACAACTTGAGCTTGAAGATGAACTTATGCTATATCCAAGAGCTAGAAATGACGATTTACTCGATGGATTGTTCTATGCAAATAAGAATGCTTATATTCCATCACATACTGTCTCTTCTGGCAACAAAAAAGAAGAAGACTCTCGTAATTTTTATCGTAAAATAGTAGATTGGAGATTAATGTAAATAATCCTTGACTATTTCATGGAAATTGTTATAAAATAATAGACTGTGGAGAGTAAAAAAATTAATCTAAATAAATACAAATTGTCAAATGACAAATTTATTAATTTATTGGATAATTTAGACACAAAAGTACCTGAGGGGTACATAACAATAGAAGGAAATAATGCCAGCAGAGAAAAAGAAAGCAGCGTCAAGAACTCAAAATAAAAAAGATTTAGAATTTATTTTTGATTATGAGTCTGGTCAAATCTTACAAGAAGAAATTCATGAAGATGTTCAGGAAACAAAGGAACTTTTTTTGCATTATGATACTTCTAGGGAGCCATGGGCGCAAAAATTTCAAGAATCAGTTCATTTCAGAGCTGGAGCACAATGGACTAAAGACCAACAAGAATTATTGCAAAGCAGAGGTCAAGCACCTATCGTTGTCAACAGAATACACCCTATTGTTGAAACAGCAAAATCTTTATTAACTTATAATTCTCCACAATTCCGTTCTACTGGGCGTGAAGACTCCGATAGACAAACATCTCAAGTATTTTCTGATTTATTTCAATGGATGTGGCAAGAGTCTAATGGTGATAGTGAGCTAAAGCAAGTTATTGATGACTATTATGTAGGTGGTATGGGTGTATTACAAACATACCAAGACCCAGATAAAGACAATGGTAAGGGAGAAGTTTGTATTAAACAATTAAATCCTTTAGATGTTTACATAGACCCCAACGCTAAAGATGTCTATGCTAGAGACGCAGCACACATTATTGTAGCAAATTATATGACAGATGAATATGCAGAGTCAGTATATCCAGAATATATTGATATTATTAAAAGTTCTGCTGAAGACCCTGAATATTTTGATAATAAACCTACTACAAACTTAGCAGCTATGGAAGGTCAAACTTTTGATGGAGACCAAGATGATAGAGCTCATATTAAAAGAAGATATTTAGAAAGATACACAAAAGAAATACATACATACTATAATATTTTTGAACCTTTTTCTAATAGAGAGTATGTTTATAGTCAAGATGAAGTAGATGACTACAGACGTATAACATATATTCGTGTTAGAAAGATTACTGGGGAAGAAACAATTATTTTTGATACCGAAGCAGTACAAGATATCTATGATTTAATAGAGCAAGATGGACCAGTCTGGCATTATAGAATGCCAGAGGACGAGTTTGATGAAATGGGTAATTTAATACCACAAGCTCCTGTTCAAGTTCCAGGTGAGGAAGACGAACATGCTATCCCTGGTTCTACAATGATTTTTTTACCTACTAGCGTTGAAGAATTAATAGGCTTAGGTATTATGACTTCTCATAAAATAGAAGTCCCTAGAGTAAGAATGGTAGTAAGCGTTGGAGATAAACTATTATATCAAAGACTTTTACCCGTAGAAGATTATCCAATTGTACCCGTAATGAATATACATCTAAGAACTCCTTATCCAGAGTCAGATGTACGTCTTTATAGACCATTACAAGAGTATATAAATAAAATTCGCTCTTTAATTATAGCACATGCAAGTACAAGTACAAATGTAAAGTTACTTATTCCTAGAGGAAGTGTTGATAAAAGACAAGTTGAAGAAGAGTGGGGAAGAGCAGGAACAAGCGTTATTGAATTTGACGCAGAGCTAGGTGCACCAATTGTAGCAGGGCCAGTGCCTCTTCCCAATGAACTATATAAAAATGAAGCTGATGCTAAATACGATTTAGAATATGGCTTTGGTATTTATGAACTTATGCAAGGTGGAGCTCAAAATGCACCGACAACCTATAGAGGAACTATAGTAGTTGATGAATTTGGACAAAGAAGAATAAAATCTCGTAGAGATGATATTGAGGGAGCATTAAATCAATTAGCAAGGGTATGTATTCCATTAATGCAACAATTGTATACAGAAGAAAAAGTTATAAGAATTGTGCAGCCGAATGGAGAAGAAACAGAAGAAAGATTTAATTTTTATAAACAAATGGACAATGGAGAAGTATTGAAATACCATGATGTAGGTGTAGGAAAATACGACATTGTTGTTGTATCTGGCTCAACATTGCCTACAAATAGAATGGCACTATTAAATACTTACATGGAGATGTTCAAGATGGGATTAATAGACCAAACAGAAGTATTAAAGAAATCAGAACTTGTAGATGTGGAAGGTGTATTACAGCGTTCAGGACAAATGCAACAAATGGCAGCTATGATAGAAGAATTACAAGGAGAATTAAAGAAAGTTAAAGGCGACTTACAAACCGCAGACAGAGAAACTGTACATGCTAAGAAACGCCTAGAAGTAGAAAAATTCAGTTCAGGGTTAGATAAGATATCTAATAGGGCTGATGCGGCAACCAGCTTATATAAAGCTAGGTTAGATGATGAAAAAAAGAATCTAATGAACTCAAAAGTAGTAAAAGAGTCTAAAAACATCTTTGATGCTACGGACGAGAGTTAGAGAGGAGACAAAATGGAAAATCAAGTAAATGACACAGTAATAGATGAGCAGGGAACGGATTCGATTGTAGACCCAACCCCTAATCAAGAAGACATTTTTGACGAAGTGTTTAATATGAAATCTGACGATACATTCAATGCAAGAGTGGAAACTCAGGTGACAGAGGAACCCACAGTTATTAATGAACCTTTAAGTACTCAATCTGTTCCTGATGCAAAGAGTGACCCTAATCAATTTGAATATTGGCAGTCACAGGCAGATAAACGAAATCAAGAAATAGGCGCTATGAAGCAAGAATTGGAAACAATGAAAGCTCAAATGTCTACAAAAGAAGAAGTTGTGGAAACTACTCCAGAAGTAGTTAAACCAGTAAAGCCTGCAAAACCAACTGATTATAATCACTCAGAGGCTCTGGCCGACCCAGAAAGTCCTTCTGCAAAATACTTAGAGCAGAATCAGTCTTATCTGGAATCAATGAATGACTATATCTTAGAAAGAGATGCAATGAGAGATGCTGAAATTGCTAATGCTAGACAAAAGCAAGAAGCTTTACAGCAACAACAAAGTACCATTAATAATTTGCAGTCAAAGTATGGATACACTCCTGAAATGGCTAATAATTTTATGGAAACTATGAGCTCACCGCAATCTTTATCTTTGGAGAATTTAGTAAAGTTACATCAGCTGAATATCGGTGCTAATGCACAACAGGCAAAACAAGTAAGTCCACAAGCTCAGCAAAGACAAGCTCAATTACAACAAAGACAAGATAAGTTAGGTATTCCTAAGCCAATAGGTGTACAGCCAGGAGTCAGTGTACAATCGCCAAAAGTAAGTAACGAAGACGAACTGATGAATGCTATGATAGGTGACCATAAGAAAGTCAACCCATGGTAGTTCATCGCAAACACTCATAAAGGAGTAAAAAATGGCGAGTTTAACAAGTCTGACTGGTGTATATTCACCAGCACCAGGTGACGCACAAGGCGGATTAGATTCTGTATCCATTAATGATTCAAGAAGAATCTTTAATTTTGGAGAAAGAGTAGCTGACCTTGCACCTGAACAATCACCGTTTTTCGCATACCTATCAAAAGTAGCTAAAAAGCCTACAGATGACCCTGTTTTCAAATTTTTGGAAAAAAGACACCAATGGCAACGTAGAAACTTTGAAGTGAAAACGGTACACACTACTGGTACTTTTACAAGTGCCGCTTATGTTATAGGAGCAAACGGTCTAGCATTAGATTGTGGCTATGATATATATGGTAGAGAAACAGCAGGACAGGATTGTCCTTTCCTATTAGCTGGACAAGTAATTGCAATCGATGGAGTTTATTCTATAGATGGTTCTGCTTTCACAGTTAATGGAAGTAATGGTTTTGATGTAACTGCATACTATAGAATTAATGCAGACCCTGCAGCTGCTGGTAGCAATACAGCATCACCTGCAACAGGTAATACCACAATTGGTGCTACATTCATTAAAGCTATGTACAAACCAACAGGAAGCAACGGAGCAAATGCAACCGCTTCAGGTGAAGTAGCTCCAGTAGCTGGTTCTAAACTAAGACTATTAGCAGATGCTGTTGGTCAAGTAGTTGGTTCATCACATGTAGAAGCAGGAACTGACCCAGAAGGTTGGAGAGATGAGTTCTACAACAGAGAAGGATACTGTCAAATCTTTAAGACTGCAGTACCTCTATTCTCTGGAACTTCACTAGCTACAAGATATCGTGGAGATTCTAACGAGTATATGAGAGTATACAAGGAAAAACTTATGGAACATAAGATGGACCTTGAACATGCTCTATTATTTGGAATTGGAGGAGCTGACGAAGCTGCTTCTGGTCCAGCTCGTAGAACTTGGGGTATCTTACCTTACACTGAAATTCATGGTAAGGTAAAAATGGTTTCAAAGGGTAGTGCAACTTACGACACATTTATCGAAATGATGGAAGATGTTTTCTCTCCAGAATCAGGTAATAGTGGAGATAAGCTTGTGTTAGCTTCAAGAGAAGTTATGACTTGGTTGAATAAACTAGGTGGTAGTGGATTCTTAGCTAATACTATGTCACAATCTGGAAATACTGCTAACTCTGGTGCACTAGCAACAGGTAGCGGTATGGACATTGCTAACGTTCCAGGACAATTTGGACACAACGTAACTAAAGTAAGTACTTTATATGGTAACTTACACTTCATTCATGAGCCTCTATTTAGAGGACCA